CTCGAGGCCGGTGAGTCGGCAGCGGAGCATGAAATTCGCATTGGCGGGGGCTGCGGTATTGTTGCCGCTCCAAATGCCGTAAAGCTGCTGAGAGAGGGTGATCGAACTGGCGAGTCGCTGCAGCGAGAGTCCGAAACTATGGACGACCAATTCCTCACTGAGGACGATCGGCTGGGTGAAAACAGGCGAGGAGGTATTCCATGTGACAGTCAGATTGCTCCCCTCAGTGACCGCCCCGACCTCGACGACGAGATTGTAAGCGAGGCGGCAGTTCGATCGGAGGGCCTGCAGGGAGACCCCCCAATCGATTTCGAGGGTGCGACCGACGGCGAACATCTGGGGGTTCACCGGCAGCGACCAGAGGATACGGTCGAAAGTGGCGGGGGTGAGCAGGCTCGGAGCGCGGTGAGGGAGGGAGGAGGAAAGGTACCCGGTGGCCGAAGCGGAGGCCGTACCGGTGTAACCGATGACTTCCGAAACAAGGGAGAAGGGAACGGTGACCGCGGTCTGACTGTTCGCCGAGGAAGAGGTCGTTCCGACCCCCGCACTCGGGAGCAGATTGGAAACAGCCGTCAAGGTCGTCGAGAAGTTCTGAAGTGTCTGGGCTAACCCCGTCACCTGCGACGGGGAGATCGTCAGGTTCGAGACAAAGGCGCTCGTCGGTCCTGCAGAGGAGATGATCGCCCGGACTCCATTCACCGCGGGGACAGCGGAGAGGACGATGGTCACGACATTCCCCGAGGTGGCGGTCGCCGTGTAGTCGGTGCCATTCACGAGGAAACGGTGCGTCGTGCTGTCCTGCAGGGTGAGGTGGAGATCGGTCGTGCCGAGGTTATGCGTGACTATGAAGCTCGTGGACGTCCCGTCGCCGATCGGCGTGGCGTAATACTGTGACCCCGTGATGACCTGATTCGGGGAAAAGGGGATATAGCTGGAAGGCCCGACCGGAACGGCCCAATTGATCGGCGTGGCAGCCTCCAATCCGCTCCAATTCACCGACCGCTGAATGGTCACCTGCTGGCGAAGGAGAGTTACGGTCTGAACGGTGGAATCGGGGTTGAGAAGATCAACCTCGATTTCAAGATAGCAGGTCTTGTCGGTGTCGTTGGCTCTCAGGAGCTCAAAGACTCCCGGTGTGTCGAGCGAGAGGGAGCAGGTGGGATCTCCCGGAGGGGAAGAGAGGATGACGACTCCAATCAGAGGCTCCGCCGATCCGATGAAAGCCGCGCCATCAAAGGTGATCTCTGCCACCGAGGTGCGGGGATTGGAAACCGAGACCGTCTGTCCAGTGCCATTCCAGAGGGCATTCAGGGCGGTAGCGATGTCGCTGGTGCCGCTCTGGTCGCTGAGTGTGGTGGTCTGGGCGCCGTTAAAGGTCAGGGCAAAGGTCCCCTGAAATGTCGGCGGGATATAGAGATCCTGTACCTCGGGATATCGGAACTGGCCGGAGCTGTCGGTCGAGCCCGCCTGGATGCGGGTGACGGACGGGGCGGGTGCGACAATGCTCGCAAAGGTATCGGTGGCCGCGACCGGAGCCTGGACAAGGGTGACCTCATGCTCGATCTGGCTGCCATTCGACGCGGTGCGGATGCGGACGACGCTCGCAGGATCCAAAGCAACGGCGGAAGCGGTAATCGCATGGGTCGCGCCGTCGGAAAAGGTGATGACGTAGGAGATCCCCTGAAGGGTGACCGAACAGGTCAGCCCGGAAGGGAGGATCGCATTGATCGCGGTTTGCAGATCCGACGCCGCAATCGCACTCGAAAGAACCGAAGTCGGGCCATGTCCATCGACGGAAAGTTCCCATGTACCTCCGGTCGGTGCGGTGTCACTGCGACCAATGGCGGCCCGGACGGCTTGGACAGTGGGGTAGAGCTGGGTGGTCGTACCCGCAAAGGTCTGCGTGAAGCGGACCCCGAAAGAAAGATCCTCACCGGCAGTGAATGTCGGGAAGCTGAAATTCGTGCCGCCCGCCGTGGTGGAGATTTTCCGGGTCTGAAGGTCGGCGTAAAAAAGGAAGGAGGTAGCGGCCATGGGAAAAAAGACGAAAGGCTAAAAAAGAAATGCTAAAGGACGCGGACCCATACCCACCGATCGGTGTCAAAGCGTCAGGAATAATCCTCAAAATCCTGCGAGGTCAGGGCCTGCGGTGTACCGTAAAACCCCGGATCGAATGCGAGCACGTACCACGGGTAGGACGGATCGAGGGTCAACTGTGCCGCTGCCGATGCGTTCCCCGCCGCAATGGCGGCATCGCGGGCCACTTTGTTCAGCCCATAGGCCGAATCGATGTTTTGAGCGGCGACGGTCATATCGTCCAGAATTTGCCCGCCTGACTGACGGAAGCCATCCCCGCGGCCAAGGCATCCGCCGCATCATTGATGCCGCTCAGGATCTGATTGGCAATGGTGTCGCCGAGGCCGCCGGCCAATCCCGTGAAAATGGTGATGGGAGCAGGGGGAGAGTTGATATTGACGAGGCTCTGGGAGGCATAACAGAGGTTGTAAAAACAGGAGTGTTGGACGTACGCGGTGTAATCGGGCGAATCATCGGGGCCGCTCAGGAAATAAACGGTCGAGATGAGGAGGGTGTCCTCGGGGAGGTCGGTGGAACCGCCCCCGGACAAGGCGTCCACGATGCGCTGGGAGGCGGTCAGAGCTGTCGTCTGGGTAAGGCTTCCGGTCTGAAGGAGGCGGGGCCGGAGGCCGTATTCCTGAACCGCCGAGGTGTCGAAGACCGGGACATAGGTGGCGACCGAGCCGCTGGTCCCGCTGGCGTCATTGATCTGAATCGATCCGTTCACCGCAATCCGCGCGATCGAGAGATAGATGTCGCAGCTTTTCAGACGACGCCACCCCGGAGGATTGGTGCCGTAATTGATCGATTCGGTGCTGAGATCGGAGGTGATCGTTTGGTCTTTGCCCGCGCCGAGCGCGGAAAAATAAGCGGGGATCGGCAGGGAGACGGTCGGGTCGCTCCGATCGACCAACGCGGTCAACTGCATCGGCAATCCGTCGGTCAACGCATAGACGGAGGAGGTTCCGGTGGTGGCATCCCATGCCGTGAGCGTGGGATCGGTGCCGTTCACGAAGCCGGGTGTTAGCGTGGCGAGCCAGTTCCCCTTTGCATCCTGCGAAACCAAGGTTCTCCACGGATGATCGAGAGTCTCGCTGAAATCGGAACTGATGGAATACCCCCTCGAGGTGAAGGAGAGGCGGCAGTTCGCCCCCGGCGAGGGGCGGGCCGCCCGAAGCCGACGCAGAATCCCGTACCAAAGACGGATGGGGAATTTCCTCATACGGCCCAGAAGAAATGCCGACCGATGCCGGTGGCCGGTTTGATCCAGGCGTGGTCGAGATTGTGATAGACGATTTGAAAAAGTGTGGGGGTGGAATCGATGATGCGGATCATGGCGAGAGCGATCCTCCCCACGGTGGGGCTGACGGAGGTGATGTTCTCAGATTGCTGCGAGATGGTGGCCTCCGTGATCGTCCCTGTCGCGTCGGTGGTGACCTCCAAGACGATCCAGGAATCGGATGTCACCTGGACCGTGAGTGTCGGGGCACCTCCCGCGATGCTTTGCCCATCCTTCACCCCGCTCAAGGGGACTCCTCCGATGGTGGGATCGGTCTGCGAAATCAATCCATCGGAAATGCTGACCGTCTTCCCTGAGAGTGTGCACTGGAAGGGATGGTTCAAATCCGTATCAGGAGGGTCGAAGCTGATGATGAAGCTGCCGGGGAGGCGCGTGATGCGGGTATTGGAACCCGGCTGCGGATTCAAGGCCCGTGCGTAGGAGACGAGCTTGTTCCAAAGCTCGCGGGTGAATTTGTCCCCCACCGAGACGCTGGGAGGTTCCGGGATCATGAGGAGGGCTTGTAGATGAGGCTGTTCCAGCCTCCCGGTCCGCTCAGCATCCATTGCTGGCTCACCTCGAAGATTCCCGCCCGTGAGGTGATTTTCGGAGCGAGTCGAAGCCAGTTGCGGGAATCGAGTTCCGGGATGGCGATCAATTCCCAATCAGGATCATCGATCTGGCCGATATTATCGAAGAGTCCGTCGATCTCCCCGAGGTCGGAAACGGTCTGGTTTTTCCGAAAGGTGGCCGTCATGGAGAGGAAGCTGGTGACTCCATACATCGGGTTGTCGCCCCCCGCTCCATTGTTGCGGATGGTCTGGATATCGGACGTGAGAGATTGATCGGGGACGTTGATGGAGAACTCCTTGACCGATTCGTTGTACCCGTAGAGTTCGGCAATTCCTCCATTGGTCCAGAAATTGGGATGGCTTTGGATCGGCTCTTCCTTGCAGGAGAAGTCGAGTTCCTCGGTGATCATCCCTTTCGCATCCGTGGAACGGTATTCCCCGATCCAAAATTGACCGCTCTCATCGGCTTGAAAACTGGAATCCTCGAACCCCGCCGCATATTTCTCGGCCTCGCTGCCGTCATCGCCGGGAAAAACATAGCGCTGAACCGAGGTGAAGAGTCCCGTGCGGTCCAAAGTGAAGCTGCCGCCGATGGTTTCAAAAGTAGCCATATCAGTTGTCGGAGGTGTCGAGGGCGTTCAGGGCTTCCTGCGAATAGATGGCCTCGATCCAGCCGGTGCCGAATCCACTAAGCATCCATTCCTGCGTGACGGTGAAGGCATTCCCCCTGGTGGTGATCTTCGGCGCCAGATAGAGCCAAGTGCGCTCATCATTGGCGGCTGGGTCAGTCAGGTTCACGAATGGCGGATCCTCGATGAGGGTGCCGATGTTCTGAAAGATTTCCGGTGGAATTTCGGAAAGTGTCTGGGTCTGCCGATAGACGCACGAGAATGCCAGATAATCGACGGTGCCATAGACGGGGCTGTCGGTGGTGCCGTCGGGCAAGGTTTTGTTAAACTGCTTCTCGGAAGAATCCCATCCGTAGGTCTTGATCAAGGTGGCAAAATTCGGATGACTCGAAATCGGGTCTTGCTTCATGGAGAAATCGAGCTCCTCGACCATGCCGATATCATTCTCCGGATCGTCGTCGGAGGAATCGACGACCTTTTCATAATTGAAGACGCAAACCCAGTTCCCCGCTTCATCGCCGGTTCCGGTCGCCCCGACAAAGAGGGCGTCCTGATACGTTTCACCGACTTCATCATAGGCCGCCCCGGTGGCCGCACTGTAGGAACTGAAAAGAAGTCGGCGGGCGATTTTTTCCAAGCCAGTCCGGTCGATGGATCGCCGCTCACCGATCAGAACCTGTCCGTCAGTAATCGCCATGGATTAGCTGGAAAAAGCCATGTCCCAACTGTCGCCACCGAAGGAGGGCATCAGGGGACGCTTCACCGCAGCGTCGGCGATGATTTTTAGGTAATTGGTCTGACGGCGGTTCTCATCGAGGATCGGGTCGCTCTGACCTCCGGCAAAGCCACCTCCCCCGATGCGCCGGAGGCTATCGGCAAAGCTGTTCTTCCCTTTCCCCAATCCCTCGGCATCCTCGCCGCCACTCAGGTCGATCTGGTATTTTTTGCGGGATTTTTCCCGTTCTTCGGAGAGTTGCTCCTTGGTGGCATCGGAGGCCGTGAAGGCTCCTTTGAGCGGGGAAACGATATCCTTCAGCGCGTCTCCAAGAATTCTCCCACCCTGCTTGATATCCTCGGTGGAATCCTTCTGGTTCTCGCGGGTGAGTTGCGTGGCTCCATTCCCCTCGGCCTGCGTTTGCTTCAAGATCTCGTCGAAGGAGGAAGCTTTGAATCCCTGCATGCCGGTGATCTTATTCAGACCGGGGATCTTGCTCATCCCGGCCATGAGAAGTTCGATCGCGTATTGGATCGAGGCCTGAAGATAATCGAGCGGGGTATGGAAAGCGAAAAGGAGGGCCTGACCCAGCTTTTCCACAAGGCCCATCACTACACCGAATAATCCCACCACGATGGCGGGAATCGCCGCCACCAATCGGCCAAGCATATCTCCGAGATCCTCGAAGACTTCCTCGAATTGCTTGTCGAAATCGGTCGCTAGGTTTCCCAACAATGATCCCATCTCCTCCCCGACCGCCGAAAGGTCGAGATGATCCGCGAGATCAAGAAGAGGCTCCATGGCGGCCATCACGGGACCAGCAAGGCCGATGAAGTATCCCTGGATCTTGGCCCCGACGTGCTCGAGCTCGTCGTGGGCTTCCTTGAAAAGGTAGGCATTCTCAGCCATCGCCGACGCAGTCTTGGAAATGTCCCCGGCATCCTTGAAATCCGGGTTCATGAAGACCTGTAGCAATTCGGAACCTGATTTTCCAAAGATGGCCATGGCGGCCGCCGATCGCTCAAGGGAATTCGGGATGGCCGCAATGCTGGCACCGATGTTACGGAAAGCCTGATCGGGTTTTTCCCCAATGAGCTTCTTGGGATCGAGTCCCTGTTTCTTCAACAGGGGTGCCCCCTCGCCGGTCGTCGCCGCAGCCTCGAGGTATTTGCTCATCTTCCCCAGCGATGGCCCGATCTTCTCGGCCTCGACTCCGCTGTCCTTGAAGAGGCGACGGAGCATCATGAGCTGATCGACCGCGATGCCGGTGCGGTTGGAAAGATTGACCATGTCGTCGCCCAATTCCACCGCCCCGTGGATCCCCTCCATGATCTCGGCCACCGATCCAACGGAAGCGATCACTCCTGCCAGAGGCGCAGCTAGATCGGCAAAGGCTTCCTTGAATCCTTCGGAAACAGCTTCCTTGGCCCCTTCGAGTTCCTTGTGGAAGCCGGAGGCATCGAGACCCAGTATCCATGTGAGGGAATTACTGCTCATCGGCGGGCAAATCCGGTTTGCCGATGAAGGCGATTTTCGTAATTCTCAATCTGGCGTTCGATTTTTCCTTTTTGGACTTTCAACGCAAAGGAGATGCGGCGCTCCATATCCTTGATGTTCCCCGCAAATTTTGCGGCATTGGTGGATTTGATCTGAACGCCTTTGTCTGTGATTTTCAGATCCACCGATCCGGGGGCGCTGTTGCGCCTCATCCACGCATTCATTGGCACATTCCCAAGAGCCTGCGCGGTATGAGCCCAGCCACTGACAAGATAGCCGACGCGTTTTTGCATTTGGGCAATGTAAGATCTCAAAATGGCCGGATTGACCCCATAGCGACGGTTTCCCAATCCACGGCCGACGGTTCCGCGGGAATTGCGATACCGTGCGTGAATTGTCGCAGGATCCTCACCATCGGGTCGCCGCACGGGCTTCATGATGCGCAAAATGTCATTCATGACATGGGCTTCCCCGACTTTCTTGGCGGCGCTTCCAGTCGTTTTGCCATTGCTCGGAGGGGTGATGGAAATGACCGTTTTCAGAATGCCTCGTGCCTGTGTTTTCATCACTTCCCCACGGGAACGGCGCGACTGCTTCATCATCCGGTCAACGGCGGCGATGAAGGCGCGGGAATCGCTTTTGACGGTGATGCTCATTCTTCATCATCCCCTAGGATGTCAAAGCCGGTGAAAGAGACCCGACACTCTCCCAGCTCGGGGGCTTTGCGATCACCCGGCGCCACTGTCCAGAGGTCATGGCTGCGCATCGCGGCATGGTAATACTGCAACAATCGCGCAAGGGGAATCTCCCAGAGTAGTGTCTTTTCATGCCAGCCCGTCTCCTTCGCCAAGGTGAAGATCATCGAGGCGATCCAAACGGGCTCTAGGAGTTTGGGGGTGGGGTCTCCTTGCTGGACCCGCTTCCCGGCTTGCTCTCCACGGTGACGCTGGCCGCTCCGACTTGCTGGCAGATTTCGGTGATTTTCTCAATCGCCTCTCGAAACACGGAAGGCGAGAGGTTAAAAGCATAGGCGTCCACGGCCTTGCGGAATGCTTCTTCATTCCCCCCAGCGATCAACACCTCCTCGATCGGCGCGGAATGAATGTAGAGGAAGGCAATCATCTGCCACATCTGGTCGGCCTCGGAGGCCGCGCCATCGCCCGTGAAAAGCGTCAGGCCTCGTCGCTGACATAGGAGGTAGCTCCCTGCGGAAAAGGGGCGCATCTTGACCCCTCCCACCTCGGGATCGGGTGCCAGAAAGGCCCCGATTTTCAGATCATCATTCTTTTTTTTCATAAGTTCAGAATTGCTTGAGCAATTTTTCCCCCATCTCATCGGGGACGAGGCTGCCATCCTCGGCGAGCTTCGTAGTGAGGGTATAGGTGCGCTTCCCGCGCTGAATGCGGATCTGTGGAAGCTGTCCCCGGATCTGCTCGCGCATCGCGGTGAGGTTCCCCTGGTACGCCTTCATCCATGCAATCGGATGATCGGGATGATCGAAGGCCCACTCCCGATCGCGCCAGCGTCGAAGGAATTCGGCAGTGCTGATGGTCTCCCCGCCGATCTCAATCGGGATTTCCTTCATGAGCCATGTCACGGAACGCTGTTGCTTCCCTCCCTGCTCGGAAAGTGTGTGGGTGTAGGCTCCGCAATCGGCGAGCCTCCCCCCTGCGGTCAAGAGCGCGGAAACGGCATGGGTATTTGGGGAACGGAGTGGATTCTCATCGTCCGTTAAGTAGGAGTAGGTCTCTCCGGCTTTCATTTCAGAATGTCAGTGGGGAGCTACGAAGCCGACGGGTAGGCTTTCCCGCTGACTTTCCATGTCTGGAAGTCGTCGTTTTTGGCGGCGGCGACGACGGTCTCGATGACGATTTTTCCGCTGAGGCTGCCGAAACTGGTGGAGGTCAGCGTGTAGGGATTGGTTCCGACGCCCTCCGCAGAGAAATCAACGATGGGGTCAAAGGTCGCCGCCCCGCCGAAGGTGCCGTTGCTGTTTAAATAGGTTTTAGTCTCCAGCTTCTCGGTGACGGTGGCTTTGGTTGCAGAGGTGTCCGCGGCAAGGGTGACTCCGATGGAAAAGGCTGCGCTCATGGTCGTGTCGGGTTAGCTCCAGGCCTGGTATTCGGCCTTGAATTTCGGGAAATCGTCGTTGCTATCGTCCTGGGAAAGCGAAATCAGAGTGAGCGTTCCCGCAGTGACCGAGGTGTTTGCCGCCAGCGAGAAACTTGCTGTTCCGATGCCGGAAACGGAGACTTTGCGCTCGGTCATGGGGACCTGAGCCGCGGCGATCGTAGTGCCAGTCTGGTCGCGGTAGGTTTTGATCTGATGGGATGATTCGTCGCTCCATTCGTTGACGACCGATCCAGAAGGTGATGCGGGGGCCGATCCGGCTCCAAAGGTTGCGCTCATGGAAATGCGGATCTGTCAAATCGCCCGAGGGGGTCAGGCTACTCCGAAACTCCAACGAGTGCCTGCACCTCGGCAGTCCACTCGTTCTTGTCGTGGCTTGTCCGTGTGTTCTGGATCCATACCCCGGCATAGTACGGAGTGCCGGAAGGCCAGTTGGTCGAAAGGTAGGTGTCGTCGAGCGCACCGCGAACGCCATTAAGCGCGGTGGTCATCGTGGAAAGGGAATCGGCGCCCAGCAGCGCCGGAGCCGTGATGCGAATGGTCACGGTCGCCCGGTAGGAACCGCCCCCGCTATGTTCGATATCGGCGCACGAGACGATGAGGTTCAACGATTCCGGGGGCATTTCCTCATAATCCGTGCCGAGGTAAATCGTCGTGGAAGGAAATGCCGAGGCAGTAAAGGCCGTGCGGAGGGCGGATTCGATGGAAAGGGGGTTCATTATTCTCGGGTTGCTGTGACGAGAACCTCGGCAGCGAGAGGTGATCCCGGCAGGCTGGTCGATGTCTCGACGCGATAGGTGGTTCCCTCGGCGACCAAGGTGAGCTGCGTCCCGACAGCCGGACGGGAGGCGCGGGTCTGTGGCCAGCGGACTCGGATGGCCTTGTCGGTTTTGAAGCCGCCGGTTTCCAGATTCATGGTCGGCTGCGGGGTGGAGACGTGCGCCATGAAAGGAGTTCCGGTACCGAGCTGGATGAGGGTGCCAAGGGAATTGGCAATTTCATTGGCCGCACGGACTCGGAAAGCGGCGATGGAAGTGCGGTTCACAATGCTAACGGGGTGTCAAGCGACCAAGCAGAAGGGGCCACCCCTTGCGGAGTGACCCCTCGATGCGGGCTAGGAGGAAACTCTTAGCTGTGGGCGTTGATGACGCAGCCCTTGACGGCGTCGCCGACGGCGTAGCCCTCGAGCCATGTGAGGCGGTTGTTGACAGCGAGGGTGTAGGGATCGACCCACTGGTTCACCATCACACGGAAGCCGGTGATCGGATCTTCGATGTAATCGATGAGTCCAGGGAAGGGAACGTTCGGCATGACCTCGGCGGGGTTCTTCGGGGCGCGGGCCACGAAGACCGTGCTCTCGGGATGTCCGGCGAAGCCAACGCCACTCGCTCCGGCGGAGCTGAAGGAGGGGTACTTGTCGAGCTGGAACCCGGCAACCTCGGGGAGATTGCCCTTGGCGATCGCGTCGCCATTGAGGGGGTTGTTCAGCGCGGCAACGATGAGCGGATCGCTCAGGAGGGACGCATAGACCGTGCTATTGACGACGGCGAAGCGGTTATCCTGGGGAACGCCGTTGGCATCGAGCGCGGAGAGCAGGGGCAGCATCAGGCTGGTATAGCTGTAGGTGCTGGCGGGGGTGACGCTCGTCGAGAAGTTCGTGGTCGTCCAGTTGGCGGAGACGGAATCAACGATGTGGTTCGCAATCGCGACGGCGATCGGCTCGGCGGACTCCTCGATCAGATCGCGGTCGGTCGCATTGTACTGCGCCGGGGTGAACTGAACGTGGACTTCCTTCTGAGCGGAGAGGGTCACGGGCACATCGGTGTCGGTGACGTTGCCGGGGCCGGTACCAAATGGGTTGACGGTCTGGACGCTCTTCAGACGCGAGATGACGGTCTGGTTCAGGAGCGCGTTGTCGACTTTGCCGTCGAGTTCGCGGAAGCCCTTGCTGATCATCTTGAGCAGCGGGCGGTGGGTGAAGGTCAGGGTGAGGGCTCGCTGAAGGATCAGGGAACCGCTAAGTGTGCCGAGTGAGTTGGACATTTAGGTGGGTAGGGTTGGTGTTCCCTTTTTTCGGCCTGTCAAATCACCGACCCGGATTCCCTAGCCCTGACGCTCCCGGATCATCGCATCCGCAATCATAAACGAAGCTGCAGCGAGCTTCTCAGGATCAACCGGAATCCCCGCGTTCGTCGTGCCCAGGAATCCCTGCAACGCAGCCGCCGCGAAATGATCCCTCACCGTCAGGCCGGTCGCCGCATAGGTGGTTTCGATGGACCCACCCTCCTTGACGTTCGACTGCCAGACCAGCGGGTAGGCTGGTCCGGCGTCAGGCTTGAGCGCCATCAGTCAACGAGCTTGCCGAAGTTGGCCGCAAAATAGCGGGCGCGTTCGGAGGGATCCTTGATCGCGGCGTACTCCCGACGGTAGTCGACGGGACGCTTGATCTCATCGGCAAAGGCCACCTCGGGGACGTTGACCGCGGGGAGGAGGCCCATGCTCTTCTTGAGCTTTATGTGCAGTTCCGAAAGCGAAGCGATGCGGGCGGCTTCCTCGGCCAGTCGAGCATCACGCTCAACGACGGAGGCTTCGGCGGAGGCGAGCTTTGCGGAAAGTTCCGTGATCCGGGCTTCCTTCGCAGCCAGTTCCGTCGTGCGGGCCTCGATGTCGGCCTTCAGCGAAATGATCTGGGCCTCGAACTCACCCGTGCGGGCGGCAAAGGTAACGACGTCCTCGACGATAGCCTCGAGGGGAGTCGCGGTGATTTCCTGAGAAACTTCCTCCTCGGGGATCACCGCTGGGGGATCATCGGAAGGAAGTTGCTCATCGGAGGGAATCTGACCGTCATCGGCAGCTGGTTCCTCAACCGTGGTCGGCATGGAATCATTGCCGGGATCAGGGGCGACATCGACCGGGGTCTCGGGAGCCGGGGTCTGATCCTCGTCGGAAGGAGCGCCATTGTCCGGGGAGGGGGCTGCATCACCGGCGGGAGTCTCGGGAGTGGCGACAGGATCAGGGGCGAGCTTGGTGTCGTGGTGCTCGTGCCGTTTTTCGTGGAAGAGTCCCGAAGGGTTGGCGGCGGGCATATCGACGATGTCGCAGGAATAGATCTCCATGCAACGGGCCGCCATGCGGGCCTCGGTGGCAGGCTCTGAGGAGGCCATGATGTCGTCGGGAAGAACCCCGTCATTGGTCGGGGTGATGTCGTCCTCGCTTGGAGCAGTGACGGGATTCTCATCTTCGCCCTGATCATCATCATCCTCCTCGCTCTGGGAATCGCTCATCTCATCGCCCTCATCCAAGGCGACCGGCCATTGCACCTCCTCGGGAGTCCCGCTGAAGGTGATGCTTAGCCCGAAGCTGCCGGGGATCGTCTCGGCCATTTCGAGTATTTTCTCGAAATCGTCGTGGCTTTTGATGAGTTGGAGGTCGGCGCGAACCTTGTCACCGTCGAGGCTGAAGTTCTGAAGTGTCCCGACGAGGGCATCGATGCCGGTGCCGTGATCCATCTTAACCCGCAGCCCATCCTCGTAGGTCTGGGCGCAGGCCATGACCTGAGAGAGGCAGAGGTCATCGATTACCATGTCGTGTCCTTTGGCTTCCCCCTTGGTAATGACGGATACTCCCTTGAGGATTCCGTTCTTGCGATCAACGCGGGAACCGGTGGCGGCTGAAAAAAGGACAAGGGGGGCGGATGAGGAATTCATGTTGAATGCTCGCGGGAAGTCAAATCGGGCGCGGAGTTACTCGGCGGCTTCCTCAGCGGCTTTCCCTTTCTTGATTTTCGCAGCAAGGGTTTTGATTTCGCCTTCAACGGCATTCACGACTGACGATTCGACCGATTGGATTTTCTGGATGAGGCTTTCGGCTTTCTTGACGGGGGCCGAGGCATCGACGCGCTGGATGAGCGCGATGACTTTGCCTTCGGAGTTTTTCACTTCTTCGGTGACGGTATTGGTGGACATGGTGGATGGGGTGGATGGGGTGTTGTGGGTTATTCTAAAACGGGGGACTGTTCGACATCCGAGGAGGTGTCGTCCTCGGGTTCATCCTCCTGCTGATCGGAAGCGGGAGGAGGAGCCATGTGCGCACCGGGGGCGGGCGGGATGATGTCGCTGACGGAGATGCCTGCGGCGGCGCATTTCTGCTTCAGCTCGGCGGCCTCCTCGACCATGTCGTCAGTCTCCTTCTCGACGTCGAGTCCCTGCATGGCGAACCAACGCTTGCGGGAGATCAGTCCGCTGCGGACGAGGTTCATGTAGAGGTTCCCGTCGCGCCCGAGATCCACGGAGGGAGCCTTCGGCCCGATGAAGGTGACGCGCCACCAATCCTCGCCCGGATGCTCCAAGCGTCCTGCCTCGATTTCCTGCCATATCCAGTAAGTCCAGAAGGGGCGACAGAACTGCTCGCGCAGGATCGCCTGGCATTCCTTGAAAAAGTAGTTGGCATCTTCGAGGACGTAGCGGGTATTCGCCCCGCCAGCCTTGGTGATGTCCCAGAGGAGTTCGGGAGCGATGCCCATACCCCAAGCGATATCGCGGGCGAGGTAGTCGAGGAATTCGCGGAAGTTGTCGTTCTTGGTCTCGTTGCGGAAGGATTTGATGTCCTCGCCGGGCTTGAGACGGACGCTGCCGCTGGTGTTGTAAAGGGTATCGACCTGAATGTTTCCGAGGTCGTTCAGGGGTTCGGTGATCCGCTTGCTTCCGAGGCCGATATTGGTCGATTCGGGCGAGGTGACTACGAAGGCGACCTGGGTGTTCAGCTTGAAACTCGTTTTCGCGTAATAGAGGATCTCGCTAATGTCCTGAAGGTGGTTCGCCCCCCGTGCCAACCAGCCGGGGCTTCGGAGGTAGCCCCTGCGGTAGAACCGGCGCACCTGATTGAGATCATCAGAGGAGACGATGACGCTCTTCTTCGGATCTTCGGCATCGATCACGTTGTAGGCGATCGCCTTCCCGAATTTGTCCGGCAGTACCCCGTCGATCCATCCTTTGCTCTGGGTGAGGTCGGGCAAGTAGGTGGTGGATCCGACGCACTCGCCCCCGATGAGGCGGAACATTCCGCGCCCGGATTTGGAAAGCATTTTCTGCCAGAAAATGTCGCCATCGATCGCCACCTGACGAAGGATGAAGGGCTGGGCCTCGAAGAAATTCACCTCGCCTCCGACATCGACGCCGAACGCAGCCGTGCCGCAGGCATCGTGAAATGCCATCGTTGCTTTCTTGTTCCACTCCCGATTGGAAGTCGCCGCGTGGGGCTTCAGCGGCAGGGAGTAACGGGCGGGGGCGTCCACGGCGCGGGCCGCAAATCCGACGTTATTGTAGAACCAGCGTGAACGCCGGAGCAGCTCGATGCGGTCATAGGCCGTCAGCTCCTGCTTCGGAGTGACGGTGGGCATGTAGATCCAGCTCCGGGCCTCGGGGGTGCGCTGGGTGGCCTCGTAGGCTGCAAAGGCGGTCTCGGAGAGATTTTTGCGGAGCAGCTTCGTCGTGGAAGCGGTCGGTTTGCGCCCGGCTCCGGCGCGAGCACCTCCCCATGTGGATTTCGAGGAGCGGGAGGAACTTGATTTCGGAGCGGCCATGATGGAAATCAAGCGCGTGTCAAAAATGGAGCCGCCCAGAGTGTTTCACGACTTCCTGTTTTCTCTGGCCTCCATTGAAGTCGGGAGGTTGGCGCGGGCTTTGCCAAAATGGTCGGACGGGGTTCAGGTCGCTATCTCGTCCGATTCGCACCATTGGTGACTACCTCGGATTTGATCCCTCAATGCCCCGCCCGTTAAATCATGTCCGACTGACGACGTTGCGGTAGTCTCCATAGACCATCGCGTTGCGCCCCGTGGGGGGTAGATCCCCAAGCTCAGCGCGGACGTCCATGACTACCTCAAGATAGAGCCACTTCGGGAAGGTAACTTCACCGTTGGCAGATCCTCCGTCCGCTGCCGTTCCGGTAATGGTGACTTCCTCGGTGCTGGCAACAAAAATCGCATCCGCGATATCCTGAAGCTCCGGGAGGCTCTTGTACCGAAGGTAGGACTTAATTCCTGCGACCTTCTGGTGGTCGAATGTTGCATTGGTGGTGGAGGCCATGCCTCCTGCCAAAAGTCAAATTACTGCGGCTTCAAAATGTGCCACGCAATATGCGCCAACTTCACCGCATCAGAGTAGTGATCCTGGGCTACGTCCTTCCATACGAAATCTTTCCCTCCTGCCGTCTTGCGCGGAACGAGTTGTTGACCGGATAACCCGCGCACAAAGTCGTCGCTGACATCTTTCGGAAGGTGCAGAGGAGGCTTGCCGTTCTTCATGCGGTCGATGAAAAGCTCCGTTTTTATCGAGTGGTCAACGTAGGTGTAGAGCACGACCCCTCGAAAATCTTCCAAGACGGTTTTGTTGATCCGGCTCCCGAAAGTCGCAGTAGATCCCTTGCTGGGGTAGTAGAACCTATTGGAGGCTTGGCAAAGCTGGTAAATCCTGAACGTCGCAAAGCCTGAGTCGATCAATCCGCACTCCGCTTTGACCTCCGCACCGCTGGGTGTCCGATAGACCCTTGAAGGTGGATCTGTCAGCAAATCCTCCGGGGCCAGCACGGTTCCGTAGTCGAGGACGTAGCTTTCTCCTGTCTCAGCAAATGCCACGGTTGCCCAATGCTGTTTGTCCTGACCGATGTCCGCGCAGCAAGTCACAAGAGCAGGCTCAATCGGGCAAGTTCCTCGCGTGTAATCCCCACGGAGTCGCAGGATGCTATCCTGGCCGATAGTCGTCTCCACTTGTTCCCAAGGCATCGCCATCGTCGAGTTCGTGAAGTCCTGAAGACCGTTGATCGTCTCTTTATCCCGGAGGAACTTCACCGCCAAGGCACCGAACGTACAGGACCGCCATGGCGCATAGAGTGAGTTCAGGTGGAAGGATCGAAATCCCCTCTGTGCCGCCGGGTTCGTCGCCTCCCATTTTCCCTCATGGAGCATTTCCATCTTTTGTCCATCATTGATCTCACCTTGGCATTTCTGGCAGACGTATCGCGCCGACTCTTCGACCCTGACCATGTTCCACCTCTCTCCATCTTTCGCCTCCTGATCCCATTTCACCTGTGCCCATAGTAGCTCAATGCGCTCGGAGCAGTGAGGGCAGGGAAGCATGAACTTCTCCTGTGATCCTTTTTGGTATTCTTGCCAGATAGCCCCGTCCGGCGTGGTCGGGGTGGATGTCTTGACCCGGAGCGCACCGACAAACGACTTGGTTCGATTCTCGGCAAGGAAGAGAGCCGAGGTCTCCTGATCCGTCTCTCTCGCAAACTTGTCGACCTCCTCCATCAAGAGGAGGCCTGCAGGCCGGGAAGCTAGGTTGGCCGGGGAGTTAGAGCCGACAAATGTCAGGGAGCAGCGGTTAAAATGCTGCTCCAGATTCTTGAACTTGTGCCGATCCTCCGGTTTTTGCTCCGAAAGGGTGGGGGAGTCATCAAAGAGAGGCATCCACCGGGTTTCGGAGAATGACCGCGCCAGACCCTCCGTCGGCATGACCCAGACAATCGGCTGCGGCTTATTGACGATCCTCCATGCAGTCCCGGCTTGCACCATCGTCGTCTTGCCCGTCTGCGTCCCGAATACCAGCACAAGGTCGGTGACATCAATATCCCCGAAGCATTCCAACGGCTCCCGAAGGTAGGGAGTCAGGCGAGTAGAGAAAGCTCCAGGGGATTGCGTCTGGCGCTCTGAAAGGATGATTTCATCTTCGCACCATTCCACCACCGTCCGGCGATCAATCGGTGAGTAGATGGATCGGAGATGGTCGCGCAGGGCATCGGCGGCTGGGGTCATGGCTTGACCCGTTCAGCTTTCATTTCGTCAAAGGTTTTCCCAGACTCATGGACGGCTTGCTTGCCGGCCAAGGCTGTTTCTAGGAGTGCGTAGGCACGCATGGTTGCATCGTGCGGTTACATCGACACCGGGAAATTGGCGGCAATGCCGGCAATGGTTTCAATGGGGATTTCGTCTAGTGGGTTTATCATGTGCTTGGGTTGGGTTAGATGGATTCTCTGATGTGACTAGAGAGACGGTCACACCACTCTGCTAGGGTTTCTTGAATGGCCCTCTGGGATTGGTTGAAGAGCCTAGGGGACAATGTCTGTGGCATCGTCTGCAATTGCTGCTGCACAGCACGGTGTGGCCGGCCATACACCTCCATGGCCTCTTCTACAGGGACCAGATTTCCCCTGATTACCTCCTGCTGCAGTCGGGCGTTCTCGATCTCGATCTGCAGTCGTTCTGTCTCCTTCAGTAGTTTTGTCAATCGTGCCTGTGCCACCGTGCCGGTTGGTGCTGGTGTGGTGGCGTCAGCATCGGGTGCATTCTGCTGCTCCCGTAGCATCTGGGCTGCTCTACGCCGGGATATGGCAAACTGCTTTTGGAGTCGGTCCAGTTGGGGATTCCGTGGCCGGCCCCCACGGTTGGGTGCTTTCTTGGATGTGGTCATGTGGTTTTAGGTTTTCGGAAACGAGTTGAACGCACCTCTCTCAAAAATAATACAAGACGCCCCAACCGCGTCCCGATGCCGGTTTAAAAAGATTCCTTATGGGGGGGGTGGGGTAGGGGACGCGAATATGCTTGACATTTTTTCACCTTCATTGTTACCCTGTTGATTCAAGCGCTTATTGCTTCGCCTTTAATGCGGTGAAAAGCCTCCACAAGTCGCTGAAGTTTCTTCTGAGCTTCCTTTGCTCAAAAAAACGATCACAAGCCGCTCCGACCTCGTGAGATAGCTTGTCGTTCATGCGTTCACTGCGCTTGTGGCGTGTGTATGCAATCTCCTCCTTGGAAATGTGCGTTATTGATCCGTTGCGCTTGATCATTGGAGCGCTTGGTAAAGTTCAGCCATTGGCTTCAGAAGTGAAACGGCACGTTTTTTCTGCTCCGGCGACCATGCTTCAATTTTCGTCCCCATTTTTCGCTTCCAAGTTAGGAACGACGTGTAAGTGCTTTCTAGGGTCACGAGAGCAACTGACTTGTCGTCTGGGTTGAGTTCTGGCCTTTCCTCTGGTGCTGATAAACCGAGGGACATCTCAAGTTGGACTTCGGTATCGGCAACGAACTCCATGCCGAATCGGTTGATTCCTGCATCCCTGGAATGCTTCAGGAGCTTTGTTCCGAGGTATTTAGCTGCAACGCATTTGCTGTGGATTTCTGTCCACTCTGCGGTGGTTAGCTTTGGATCATCGAGTCTGTTGATAATTTCGGTGATGAGTGGGTTATTGATGGATGATAGTTGCATGGTTTTATTTGGTTTCGGGGTTGAGGGTTTCCTCGATCTCTTCAAGTTCTGCCCACATTTCCGGGGCATCGTGGTAAGCAACCTCGCGTGCAAGCTGAATTGCCCGGCGAAGGTTGGATCGAAGCCTCTCGACCTCGGCCTCCGCTTTCTGCCGTTCCTCTCGTTCGTGGCAGAGGCGGCTTTGAATCCAATACTCACCTGTGATGTTTAAGTAAGTGCCGCATCCAAACTCCAGTTGATGCACATGGTGAATGCGGTCTCTGTCCCCGCAATGTGGGCACTTGTCGGTGGTCGTCGTGTCGTTGGGGTTCATTTGTTTAGTAGGTCGTGGTATCGGTTCATAATCTCTCGGACTTCCTGTTCCGTTGGGTAGTCGCGGCGTGTCCACTCATAAAGTTCTTGGATGATCTCTTGGAGGCAGACGTTTTCGGTATGGAGCTTATCAATTTCAGCTTGAGCATTTTTGCAGGTTAAAAGATGAGCTTTCCTAGCCTTCTTCCAGCCTTCGTGAAGCCCTTGGATAATGTCTTCTGCTTGTGCGATCCGATCAGTTGCTCGGTTGAGTTCGCGTTCAAGGTTTCTTGAGCATTTCAATACTGCCTCATAGGAGTATTCCTCATACTTGTCAGAGTTGTGCGCCTCATCTGTGCGCGGGGTCGGGGTGTCGTTGGGGTTATTCATCATCTTTGATTTCTGTTGGGCATTCGTGTATAAGCTCCCACTTAACCATCTCAAGCACCCCGAGCGTTTGGGCGATTGTCAGCTTTCCATATCGTGTGCGGATGATGTTGTGGAGATCCTGCTTGAAGTATTCCTGTTCGTCGTTGGGGTTCATTTGATTGAGCTAATGAGTGTGGCTGCGGCGAACCATCCCTGCCCATCTTTTGTATAATGGAGTCAGCTTTCCATCCACGCATCCAAAATGAATCGGGCTTCTTCCTCCATTTGTTTGTAGTGATGCGGCCCGTTTTCCCCGACAAGCGATAGAGCAACAGGTTGATTTTGCTCTCGCTCGTGCGAGGTATTGTTTCCCGCAAACAATGCAGTTATTTTGTATCGTCTTCATTCCAGAGGGATAGTGTTTTAAGGAAAGCCTCGGCTCGTTGTGCGGCGGTTGCGGTGCAAAGTTCGAAATCAGAGATCCGCCAGTAATCTCTTTTATTGGGCGCGCCGATTACCGATTGCAGCCTGTTTGAATAAACAGATGTTTTACCCAATACCTTCTCCGCCTCGTGCATGGCGTTGAGGTCGCCGTGGTAGTTTGGGATCGGAACACCACAACGAATTAACGGGTGATTTCCTTGGTAGAATCCAACTCCATCAGCATGAGGCTTCCACCCACACGCTTCAGCGATGCGGCGGTTGATTTCTTGTGGTGTCATGGTCGTCGTGTTGTTTGGGTTCATTGGCCTTTGTAATAGTGGAGGACTAGGGTAAGTGCGTTGAGGAGTTCTTTCTCGTCTTCGAGATACCATGATTTGTCCCTGCCCTCTTTGATTTCCTGTGAGTATCGGGCGACCCAAGTGTGACGGTCTTGTATGCACCTTTGGAGCGAGATGATAACTAGCTGATCTTCCCAAGGTTTTGATGGGTCAAATACGGCATCGGTTCGTGGTGTCATCGTGTCGTTGTGGTTCATTTGGTTTCTGAGTCGAGATTGATGAAAATCTGAGGGTATCGGCGGAGAAGCTCCGCGTTTTGTACGGCCCCTTCTGCGGCAATTGCTGCGGCACTCCTTGCAGCGGCACTCCTTGCGGCGGCACTTGCGCCCCATGCGGCGACACTTGCGGCACTCCTTGCGGCGGCACTTGCGCCCCATGCGGCGGCCCATGCGTCATTTGCGGCGGCACATGCGGCGGCACTTGCGGCTTCCAACTCCTCCCTTGTCGCTTCGCCGTTAGCATATCTCTCTGCGACATCCAGCGCGGCGATCGACCTTGGATCTTGCATTAGGTGCTGCACTCGACGGGCGCACCAGACTGCGAAAAGTCGCTGGTCACGCTCTGAGGCGACCCCCCCCCGAGAAAATATCCAGATTCTCCATTCCGGCTTGAGGTCGGTACGAGTCCAGAGTTCGGACATGTTTGTAAGCCCTAGTGAGAAGGCCCATCTCCGTCCCTCGGGGCAGGCGTCAAATTGGCCGCAGAATTGAGTTATGGTAATGTCGTTCATTTTGTTTCGGGTAGTGTTGCCTTGATTGCGTTGAGTTGGGCGCGGGAGATGCCCTGAACGGAACGGCGTCCCAGATCGTCAGGGTTGAGTAATTCGTCGCAAACATCCTCCGCAATCTCTACGGTGCGGCGAAGGTCTTTCTGCGTAGCCTCAAGCGTTGTCTCTGACATGGTTGCTCGTTGCTTCCAGCCGGCCAGCAAGCGGTTAAGCTCTGCGACCTCGGCCTTTAACTTATCCATCTCTTCCTTGGCTCCGGCGATAATAGTTGATTGCGCTATGTTGATTGACTCAAGTCTAGCGACCTCGGACTCTAGTTTTTCCGATCGTTCGTTGGAATGCTTCCACGCGGCCACTAGACAGCAACATTCGCTGTGTTGATCTGCGAGGCAGTACGGGCATGAGGGGAGCGTTTCGTTGGTGTTCATTTGGTTCTCGATTTGTTGTAGGCAGCCCTTTTAAGAGCCGTGAAGGGGTCTGTGGCTCGTTTTTGGAACGTTTGCCGTGATTCGTCCCGCTTTCGGAACTTGGTGATCGTAAACTTGTCTGATCCTTCGGATAGGTAATCGCTCCATGCGGTCACCCAGTGGGAGATCGAGGCGCGTTCCATGTTAAGCATCCGGGCGATTTCAGCTTGTGAATGAAATCCATTCACCTCATCCAGCCCTCCGGCACAAGCGAGGCCGTAAATGCTGGCGCGGCTCGGATGTTCCAAAAGCTTACTGATGACACGAACAAAGAGTTCTCGACTATTGCCGGCATGGTTATCGCGCTCCTGACGGAGCTTGATGATGACACGCCGCGCTACAACGACGGAACACTCAAGCTCTTCAGCAAGAATCTCCTCCTCCGTATCGATTTCTCCGGCGATGTCAGGTGTATATGCGCTTTCCAGCACATTATTCACCCATGCACGGTTAGCTGCTTGGGGTGATGCAGAGATCATGCGTCTTGTGTCGGTTCGCCCGACTCGGATTGAGTTGATGTGATGAAAGTCTGAACGAAATCAGCGATCGCCTTTCTGGAATCTTCGACGCCTTGTTCATATCCGCAATCGAATCCAAACTTCCCGAAATCCTCATGGGTTGGGATGTGAGAGCCGGATTCGCCTCCGAGAAAGCGGATCCCATGTTGCTGCCACCACTGCTGCTTTTTGATAGGGTTAGTCATAATGCGATTGCTTGGGGTTGGTTTTTGGTTTTTAGGTACTGCTTCTGAACGTGAAGGGGCCACTGGTTGAATGGAACATCCTCCATGCCCTCGTAACCTTCAGAGGAAAGCCAAGCCCTGGCATCGGTTTCATTCACCAACGGGACTTGTTTCTTTTCCTCCGATTTCGGCTTCGGGGTGTAGGCCGGAGCGTCTTGCCAGCGTCGTTCTTGCAGCCATACCCAAGGCGAGGGGATGAATTTTCCGTTATCCTGTTTCCACTCCTTTGAGTGTTTAAAAGCCTCCACGGCGTTAAGTAAGTTAGAAACAGGCGGAAGATTATGCCTAACTTCAGACCATGCCGACTCCGTGCGGTATCGGTTCTTTCTCCGTTCTTCAGGATAGGCGTTCCAAAACTCCTCAAACCCATCCACCCATGATTTTTCTTTTATAGTATTCTCTGTCTCTGTCTCTGTCTCTGTCTCTTCTCTACTCTCCTCTACTCTGTCTCTCCGAGGGGTTTCAATATCAGCTACTGGTACAAGTTGCTCCGCCTGCGCAGGAATCGGCTCCGCCTGCGCAGGAATCGGCTCCGCCTGCGCAGCATGCAACCTTGCCCTCTTGCTTCTATTGCATGGGCGGCAAAGAAGCTGAATGTTATCAATTCCAGATTCTCCACCTTTTGAAACAGGTATTATGTGATCAAATTCTATGCTTTCAAAAGCTCCACATTTTATGCAAATACCTCGATCTCGAAGCCAGACGTCTCTTTTTACCTTGTCTGATATATGCCTTGACCCATAACCATTGTTCTTGGCTATATCTTTGGCTTTGGCTGTTGTTGTTAGATTTACTGATTCGCAAGCATCTCCTGTCTCAAGCCAATGGTTCAGCTTCAAAAGCGATGTAGAGACAACATCTTCTGAAACTCTTAACCTGAACGAAATCGTCTTAATTTCTGGAAGATTTCCTTCATTTTCACTGGCCAGAAGCCAAAGCATCACAAGCATCTTTGCAGCCTCTGGTTCGAGGGAATGCCACTCGTGATCGTCTAGCAGGTCCCGATAAAGTTTGATCCATGGTGGACGCCTGTCCTTGAAGTGCTGGTGGCGTGACCAGTTCTTGATTCGGTAATTCATGCGGCGCGGCGATGCCATTGTCCGGTCGTGCGCTGAAGGCGTTCCAGCATCCGCTTGATCTGCGAATCATACCGACCCCGCCATTCCCCGAATTCCTCCGGGGTCAGGCGTGAAGTCAGTTTGTAGCCGGAATCCGTTCCGATGATACGACCATCGGAGGCCTCGGCCAGCTTGCGGATATATCGGTCATCCATGTCGAGGATGGCCGCGATGCGCTTGGCCGTCATCCATGAGGACGCCACGCGAAGCATCTCCTCAAGACGGGAGAGATCCTGTTCGATATTGCGCTGCTTGGCCTTGAAAAGACCCATCTGGACGGCGATCATGCAAACTCCTTTCGCGATTCATGTTCACGATGGAACTGCTCTAGTTCTCGCTCCAGTTGTGCTATCCGGTTTCGTTGCCTACTGATCTCGTTGTGGAAAAAGTTCAGCACTTCTTTTTGCCTTTGAATCAGTGCCTCTTCTTTGGTTTTGAACCATGAGGATTCAGAGTGGCGGCCTTTAAGTTCCTGTTTCTTTTCCCACTCCATGATGTCGTCCTGAATCTCGGCATGGCGTTGTTCCGGCGACTGACCGCCGCATATCACGTGAACGACTCTCATGCGGCCTCCTTTCCGGCGATTTCATCCCACTTGGTGACGAGTCGCTTGATGACGTTTTTGGGTAGGTCTGCAACGTATTCGGCGTTGCCCTTATTCGCTCCCTTTCGGTTGACGAATCCAATAACAACCGCCTCAGGAATGCCATCGGCGTCCATGAGCTTAAAGAGCCTCTCAAGATCCGAGTTCGGAGTTTCATCGCAAGTCACATCCACCTTGACGGGGGCGGGGAGTGCCGGTGATGCTTCCGACTTCGTGGCTTCAACCTCGACCGCTGCCTCGATTACCTTTTCCTCACTTCTCACGGCGCGGAAGGGTGACGGGGTAGATGGGCGAGGGGATTCAGGTGCGAAGTCTGCAACCTCTTCAGGCGTATAAACTCCGCTTGTCACGGCAGGGAAAACGGCTCGGACGCCCTCGCTGATGCACCTTGCGGTCAGCATCTGCCGCGGGTATTTCAGCCACTGGTTTGCATAGATTCCGGCGCGCTTGGCGTCGTCGATGCTCCATGTCACTTGGAGACTCCCTCCCTGCGGGTGGCTGAATGTGCCGGAGACTCGCGTGTCGCTTCGTTCCTTCCATTCTACCGATCCGCCGGCAGCTTGGAATCGTGCAAGGATCGCGTCTGCTCTGAGGGCCGGCCTTCCGTTGATGATATGGTACTCCTTCGCCGCCGATGCCGGGTGGCGTCCCTCGGACTGCGAGACCAAGAACAGGGCCAGAGCCTGCTCTGGTGTCTTAAGCCCGAAAAGACCCGACTTGGCGATAGCTCCGGCCATGCGCTCCATATCGGTGAGCGGGATGATTGCGTTGCTCATAGTTTCCTCCTAGTGCTTCGCTTGGTTAGAACGGCAGATCGTCGTCTGCGTCAGTTTCCGGCTGGAAGGCATTTGCCTTGGACGTGTTGTGGGCGGCTTGAGTGGCCGTCTGCTGTTGCTGGACTTCCTTGGGCTGAAGTTTCAGCGAAAGGTATTTTCCTCCGGTGTCACGATCCTCGTTGATCCATGCGGAAACCCAATATTCCTGTCCTTCCTCCATCGTGACCTTGCCCCGGTAATCCGGGCGCGTTTCGACTCCTTGCTTGTCATTCTTGCGAATGCTTCCTGTCAGTGGCTTTGCCATTTGTTTTTGTTAGTTGTGCCTAAGCCTCAACGGCCTCGGCGGTTTTGATTGAGGCGACCAGATCGGAACGCCGCAAAATGTCTAAAAAGTGATTGGCGGGGATGATGCAGATCCACGGGCGACCATTCCGCTTATGAGCCACCACGGGGATCTTTGATCCGGCGTCATTGCTGGCCTGAACAAGCCATCCGTAGGGGTTTCCAGATTCAACACGCTTGACCTCCCAATGGACGGTGGGAAGGGACGGACAAACGACATCGGGAGATTCGCTTCCTCCGCAAAATTGCTGGCCGCGCCGAGCAGGGAATCCGGCCTCACGAAGTTGATCGCGCCAGTCGCGCTCTCCTCGGGCTCCCTTGGATCGGCGATTCATCGTCCACCTCCTCTCTTGCAAACTTCCATCCAGAGGATGATTGCCGTCACCCCAATCAATGCGGAATAGAACGGTCCGACATTCATGGGGCCACCTCCTCCCATTCCCGCTTTGAAATCACCGTCGAGCGATAGCGAGGCCCATCGGCAGGGATATGACGGCGAGGGGAATACCCTGTCACCCGCTTATAGGCCACCCATGCACGAACCAGAACCTCCGCAGCCTCGCGGTAAAAAATTGCCAGAATCACCGCAACCGTGCCAAAAATCAGGGCTATCATGACTGCCCCCCCTCATTCTCAATCAGCACCATTTCTAGCACTCTGCGAATGAATGCACTTACTGGCAGCTTGGCATTTTGGGCATGCTCCTTGATGGTTTTTGCTAGTGTCTCACCGCACTTGAAATTGATGAGGATTTTTGATTCTGGCATTGTATTGGTGGTTATTGGGTTATCTCAATTATTCATGACATATATTACAGTGATCGTTATCAGATGTTTTTCCTGAAAACGTCCTCCGTATTCATGACGGGGAAGATCTAATCAGAATGACTAGATTCTCGTAAAGAAAATAATTACATTTTTTTACGGATTCCGTAAGTGCCAATCATATAGCAACTTACGGACGAACTTTCCGCGAGGAACATCACCCCTGAGCCGATCAAAAAGCTCCCAATCGGTTGCATTCAAGCAAAGCGATCGGCTTTCTTGGGTGCGTCCTTTACCCTTTCCTGCCGGCCTTCCGGCTCCTGGCCTCATTCCACCTTTTGGCTTTCGATAAAGACGCAGCCACATAGCGATACCGTTTACAAGGTAGGGCGCGCCATATTCTTGCCCTTCAATCATTCTAACCCTTCTCCAAATCTTTTCCCCGTCTGGATCTATTTCCCCCGGAGTAGGCTTGCCATCAACCTCTACGGTCTTTAGGGCTTTGAGGTGAATCTTGTTTTCTTGCCTTGCAGTAATCCGAAAAAATTTACGGTCATTAGGGTTTTTTCCTGTCTGAACATAGACGGTTGCTCCCCTTAAATATCTGAGAGAGTTCATGTTTCAACCTAACCCCGTATTGAAAAAAGTAAATAGGGGCAATGCCTCTATTGAAAACCGTTAATAACCGCACTACAAGTGATTGTTGTTTAAGGTGTTGCTTTTTTGAAAATCAAAACTCCACCCTGTGCCAGCGGTCGCGTCAGAGGAGGTCACTGAGTCGGTTGGCTGGCGCCCTCCCCCACATATTCCAAGGCCTCGTTGAGGCAAAAATCGGCATAAGGCAGATTGTCGTAATCCATGCGCTGCCGGATATAATTGATCGCGGCGTCTTTGCATTCATCGGTCATACGTCACACGATGCTTTTGGAAAAAATGCATCCTGCCACGTTTCTTGCCGTTCATGGCCACGGCTTTCATCCATGACACATGGACAGACGCAATAATTTTCAGAAAGACATTCTGCCTCGGCTTTTTCTATGGTTGAGAAAACCCCTTGAACTTCGGGGGTGTCATCACCTTCCCGCCATTGAAAAACAATGAAAACAGTGGCACTCATGCCAGCAGGGCCTTGGCTGCATCCACGCGGTTCAGCCAGCCAGCCATGAACTTGGATTGAGCGGTATCATTCTGGACGATGATCTGGTAGCGGGCCTTGCACTTGGCGAGGAAAGCCATTCCGAGTCCCACGGTGTCGGGGCATTGATAGGCGGCTTGCAGGGTTTCGTTCCCGAGATCGCCATCCACGGCCAGGCGATTGCCGTAGTCGTTGAGGGCGAACTGAAGCTGCCGGACTGCCGTGTGAATCCCGATATTCACCCCCTCGAAAAAGAGCACCTCCTGAATCAGCAAGGGAAGTCCGTTGAGGGGCGTCCAGTAATTGTCGAAATAGCACCCAGCGACATTGTGCGATGTCGGGTTCTCCGGGAGATGGTCATCACGGAGTGTCAGACCGGCGAAAGTTGCCCCGCCGTGATCGTCCTGGACATTTTCCCACTCGATCTGTCCGTCATGGCCAATAACACATTCCCAATCGAGAACGAGCGAGAGTGCTTTGCGGAATCCTGCGGGGAAATTGCAGACAAGGGCTGCGGTGAGGATGTCGGATTTAGTCATGACGTTGGAAGCTGGGAGCTAGGAGATTGGGGAGACTCCCCCCAGATGCGTTGAGCGACCTTGCCTGCGCCGGAAGCGACAAAGACATCGCGCAGGGCGTCGCTGAGGTTGCGGGGTAGGTCATAGTCCCCACCGTGTTTGTGGCTCCAAAGCGAGTAGGACAGGGCAACGAGGAAAACGGCGCAAGTCGTGATGCCGACAATGAAGAAGATGAGTCTCGCCATGCTGTCGGCCGTCCCCTCGGAAAGCACGGATCGGAAATAGGAGAGGAACCTCTCTATCATGGCAGGAATGCAGCCAAAGAATGAAGAGCGAGCCGACCAAGCCCATAGGCCGTCAGTCCCACGGTCAGATAGCAGAGAGCGGCTGCAACGAGGTTCCACGGATCGGGGAAATCACGCATCACCGGCCCCGCGAAAAAGGTTCCGACATAGAGGGCCATGACCAAGGCAAATGCAATGACCACGACATCGCGTTCCTTGGCATTCTCGTGGGCCTGTTCGGCCATGAGTTGCGCTTCTTTCTGAGCCGCGAGAAGCTCCGAGTGCTGGGTTTCGAACTGCGACTGCAGCTTGGTCAGATCGGCTTCGGCTGCGGCGACCTGTTCCTCCGAGTCGTGAACCAGAGCGCGGAGATGCTCGATGGTCTCGATGATCGCTTGCCGGGAGATCTCCTCGGCATGGGCAGATCCGAACGGAATGCACCCCGAGAAAGCCAGAGTCAGAAGTAGGAAGAGGCGTCTCATTTTAGTGGGAGCGAAGGTACTCCTCGATCACGACCGCCTTCCCATCGGCGCGGGAGAGATCACTCTGGACGTGGGAAATGTGACCAGAGAGGTCGGAGGTCTCAGTGCCGGGAATCGGGCGATGAGCGCAGGCGGAGAGGAAAAGAAGAAAGCTAAAAGCTAAAAGTTGAAAAAAAATCGACCGCATACCCTAGGAACTCGTGTCAATTAAGACCTTGGGAACGGGCGCGAAAGACTGCCGACAATTCAACCCCTATAAAAACTTTTCCTTTTTGTGTTGACAATATGGGCGGACGGGGCGATGTTCTCCCCAGAAAGTAAAACTACTCTCTGCCGCCGGGGGCCACCCGGAACAACGAACACAACGATACAATGAAAAGCATATATTCCATCGCCTCAGAAAAAGAGATATCCCTTATCAAGGGATACGGCATCTCGGAGTCAGACCTAACTAGCCCTCACCAGTCTGTCAGGGAGCTAGAGGGAGAAACGGAGATAGTCCTTGGGTCGGGAGCCCGCGTTACGCTTTACGATGCTGTTGAGCCGTTAGTAGAGCCCGCAGGGACTTGGGGGGATAAAACCAAAGCCGCGAACTTTATCTCGCTCTCGACGTTCCTCGCGGCAAACCGAAACTACCAAGTCCTCACCGCAACCATGGGCACCAATGGCAACGGCGGGATGCTGGCCGACGCCGCCGACCTTAAAGAGGGAGGGATTGACGGTTACGAGCCTGTCACGTTTACCGCCGAGGAGTTTGCCAAGCATTGCCGCGACGCAGGCACCGAGGGCGCCGGGGAGGCGAAGGATTACCTAGCCTACGATCGGCGCGAGACAGACCGAGATGGATATTACACAGGACTTGTCTCGAGGATTTACGTTGACCTGATCGCGTGATGGCTACGACTGCCACCAAACCAGGCCGCCCCCCGAAATCGGGGGGTGAGCCAGCCAGCAGTCACCTTCACATGAGAATCAGGCGTGACCAAAAAGCCGCCTATGTCCGTGCGGCGGTCGCAGAAAAAAAGAAGCTCTCCGAGTGGGTCTGCGAGACTCTCGACAAGGCGTCAAAATAATCTCCGCGTCTCCCTCGAGGCTCTACCGATCCGGGTGGTGGATATCCATCCTTAGTGAGGCCACTTCGGCTGTCAGGTCATCAAGGCGCTGGGTTTTTTGACCCGCGACAAAAATACTGACCACGATTTGCAGGAAAAAACCGAGAGCCACGGTTTTGAGTAAAAGCCCGTTGCGCTCGGCGACTTTGCCGCGCTCCTCGGTAACCGCTTTCAGGGCGGCGATATCGGCGCGGAGAATTGTGATCTGATCTTCGCTCATGGGGTGGTTACACCAGCGGAATCACCGCGTTGGTGATGTCGGAGGATTTGAGGGTGCTGGCTCCGTAGGTGGAGAGAGCTGAGGCGACAGCACTCTGGACTTGGGAACTGGTGAGTGTGCTCGATCCATAGGTGGCGAGTTCCGAGGCGACTGCCGAGATGATGGCCGCGCTGGTGAGGGTCGATACTCCATAGGCCGCGAGCGCGGCGGCGACGGAAGACTGCACCTGTGCCGTGGTGACGGTGGAGAGCGATGCGGCTGCCGTGGTGACATCGGTGGTCTTCGCAGCCCCGTAGGCGGTCAATCCGGTGGTATCGCCAGCGGGGGCGGGAGATGCCGGGAGGTTGTTGGTTTTAGCAAGGATGGCGGTGACGTTGCTGTCGGAGTTGGTCGCCACTTGAAAACCGAATGCAGAGAGGGTGCGAGTTGCCGCGCCCCAGATCGCGGTGACGAGGCCATTGAGGGTGTCGAGGTAGCCAGCGCGTGTGGTCGTGTATCCCTGGGAGGTGAGCGCGGATTGCAGGGCGGTCTGCGATCCCGATGCCGCAAGTGCGGTGGCAAAGGCGGCGGAGGTTAGGACTGCGGTACCAGTCGTCGGGTTGCTGTAGGTATTTCCGGGGGAATCGACCGACACCCCATAGGCCACCGAGGCGGCCGACGGGACGACGCACGTTCCCGTGGCACTGCTGGGTCCGTAGGTGACGCCATTGCGCACATCTTGTGCATTGGGAAGGGCAAATCCTACATAGCTCGTATCGTACCATGTCCACATGGTGGAGCTACCATTGAGCGATTGGGAGATGTAGCTGCCAGTGAGGCCGGAGCCGGTGTTCCATTTCACCACAGCAACCGCTGAATACCCATTCGCAGCACCGATGTAGGTGTTGCAGTTAATGGTTACGGACGCGCCAACTTGTGAGGAGTAGATGGTGCACCCATAGTTGGTGGCCGTCAGCGTGCAACCCGTCACGGTCACGGTGCATGCGGCACTAATGTTCAAAGCGTGCTGACCATTGCCTGCTGATCCGCCGGAGAGCGTGGACGAACTGATGGAGAGCGTGCAAACATTGGACAAGGTGATGGCTCCCGCGGCGATGGAATTTCCGCCCGTAATAGTGCAACTGGTGAGAGTAATCGTTCCTCCCGTTGCGGAGGTGCCAATGGCTGCACCAGCCGCACCCGCTGTGAGCGAACAACCCGTGGCGGTGATGGTCCCTGTAGAGGCATTAACGACGCTGTAGGCACCCCCGGTCGAATTGCCGACAATCGTCGAGGAGGAGGCAAATGAAAGCGTCCCCGTGGAGGAGTTGGAAAATGCAGGGGATTGGGAGGCAGTCCCTCCCACAATCGTGGCCCCGGAGGAGACCGTGAGCGTTCCAGCGGTGCCTTGGTACGTCACCCCATTCGCGGAAGCCGACGCTCCCCCATAATAATAACTCCCCGAGAGGGTGAAGTTGCTTGTGCCGCCGATGGTCAGGCACGTCGTCGTACCGGCGCGGATGTCGGCAGCGATGGAGTTTAGAGTGCTGCTGCTCGTGACCTGAAAGCCACCTCCTGCCGCCCCTGATCCCGCTGCCGCCGTGGTGAGGGTGGCGAGAGCGGTGGCGACTCCCGTGCCTGTTCCCGCTCCGGTGGCTTGGAAAACGGTGCCGAGGGTACTGGCGGCCGCTCCGATGCCTGTCCATGTAGTCGTGCCGACGGTGGTGATCTTGTACCAGCAACCCGTTACAAATGACCCTGCCGAGACGCTCGGGTTATTGGCGCCGCCAATCGTCACGCTGGTGTCGATGGTGACGGTGTAGCCATTGGCAACGACGGTATCGCCGTTGCCCGGAATGGACGATGTTCCGTTCCACGTCGAGGTGGCAGACCAGTTCCCAGATGCGACAGCGTAGCGAAGGGCCATAGTGAGATAGGAGCTGGGGGTTAGATACCCTTGGCGGAACGGTAGGCGGCGATGGCGGCCTCCACCGCCGAGAAGAATGCGGTCTCATCCGCCCCGCCTGTGACGGAGGCAATCGGGAGGCTGACGGTATTGCCGCCATCTGGGGTGACGGTGAGGACTGCCGTGGTGCTGGCGGGGGTGACGCTGAATGCGAGTGATATCGAGTCGTTCATGTGAGTTGGTGGGTTATGGGGTTAGATTAACTGAGGACTTTGGAAACTAGGGTGCTTCCTGAGTAGGTGAAAGTCTGGGTGTGGAGGGTATTGCCGCTGCCGTCCTGGAGCACCTTGGAAGTCAACTGGCCTGAGGTGTAATTGTAGGTGACGGTGTTAACGGTCGAGCCGGATGCCCCGCCGCTTTTCAGGGTCATGAGGGTGAGGACGCCGGAGGTGAACGTGGGGACGGATGTGTCGAAGGTGGAAACCGAAAACCCTTGGAAAATTTGCTTGGCCGGAGTGTAAGCCGCGAATGCCGAAGAGACGGCCGAACTGATTGCGGCCGTAACCTGTGAGGCCGTCTGATAACCGTAGGCGGTAATCTGGGATGCGACTGCGCTGGTTGTCGTATAGACGGAGGAGAGGCCAGCAATCGCAGACGATAGGGCAGATGTCGTGGCGTATCCTGCGAGCGTCGAAGCCAGCGCGGAGACCGCCCTCGCGGCGGTGAAGTACAAATTCACCGATCCCTCGGTGACGGAATCGGTCGAGCCAGGCGATGGGGAAATCTCGACATAGGCCGAACCTGACCAGCGGAAGATTTTCCGAGTGTCATCGGTGACGTAGATGACTCCGGAGGCTCCCGTCGTGGGGAGTGCCGACTGCGTGGCGACCTCCTCGACGAGATCGACATAGGAGGGCAACTGAGCGGCAGGAATGCGGGAGTCACTGCCGAGGGTGGCGACTCCGTTAGCCGCGCCCATCTGGGTCAGAGGGATCGAGGCCGCTGCAGCGGCTGCGGCAGATCCGGCTGCGTCGAAGTCGGAGGCTGCGTGAGTCGAGGCAGTTCCGAGTCCGAGGGCTGAAATGGCAGAGGAAAGTGCCGAGGAGATCGCAGAAGTCACCCATGATTGGGTGGCGTAGGTGGTCAGAGCGGATGAAATCGCTGAACTGATCGCCGAGGAAACCTGAGCTGCCGTCTGGTAAACGCTGGCGAGTCCAGCAAGAGCCGAAGCGAGTGCCGAGGAAGCGGCACTCTCGGAGGCACTTTGCGCGGCGGCGGCAGCTCCGGCAGCATCGAAGTCACTAGCCGCATGGGTCGAGGCCGATCCGAGCGATGCCGGATTAACAGGGGTGTAGCCGAGGGCGGCGGTGATGTCGTCACCACTCACCGTGAGTGAGGCATCTTCGCCGCGCTCCCCCTGAACGCCGAGCTGAACGGTCGTTGGGAAGAGTACCGGAGGGACGACGGTCGTCTCAAAAACGATGGTGTCGGTGGCCATAAATCAGGCGGTGACGACGGCAGGACCGTAGGCACGGGGCTCGACAGTGCCATCGGCTCGGGTTAGCAGCGCCTTGACCCAGAAGGTGGTTCCCTCGGGGGTATGGGGCAGCGCGGCGGTTTGATCCGGAGTGAGGGTGCAGAGAATGGGATCCCCCTCGGCCGTCGGGAGAGTGACGGTGAAAGCGATGATCGCCACATTGCACGCCGCATCTCGGAAGAGTGTGGCACTCAGGGAACATCCTGTCAGCGGCCAGACAAGGGTCGCCGTGGTGGCAGGCGCGACGATCTCGCTCGGGATGAGGCCGAACGCATAGGAGGCCCCTCGAACGATGGAGTAATCACCTGTCAGCGAAAAAGCGGGAGAAGCGTCGCAGGCCATGATAATGATCCACCTGTGTCAAAAAGGCCTCAGCTCACCCGAACAACGGGGTCACGAGGGCAGAGATCGGTCTCACCACATCCACCTCGAAGGTGGCCGAGGTCGCACTGACGGTGGCCGGGCCGATGCTGTAGGGATTGGGCATGGTCCATTTGATCTCCCCGAGGAGCTTGACGGTCGTGCCAGAGGAGGTCTCGTTGGCATCGAGGAGGGCGGAGATCGCAGAGGAATCCATGGAGACGTAAATGAGTTGGAAATCTTCCCCAGACGGCTGGGTGAAGGTCGAGGTCGAGGCAATGATGGTATCGGCATCAAATTGCCGCAGGGTCATACCGAGGGAGGAGAACTGCAGTCCCTTGATGACGGGGGTCTGCACTCCTCCGACGAGTCCGCTGAAGAAGAGGCGGATCATGAGGTCGTCGCCTTCCTTCACGAGCAAGGGGGATCCCGTGACGGCGCGGGTGACGAAATCGACCGTCAGCGAGGCACTCGGCGTCAGGGTGCTGTTCGCCTGGATGACGGTGATGGTTCCGGTGACTTCCGGGGCGGCGGTGAAGGCGCTGTTCCCCGCCTGATCGGCAGCGATGACGATCTGGCCGAGCCCGGTCATGGTCAGATAATTTCCATTCAGCGTGCCGGGACCGCTCACTATACTGAGAGTCACCGGGAGGCCCGAGGTGGCAGCGGGAGGGGTGAGCAAATAGGGAGTCGCGCTGTAGGAAAGGCTCGTCGCTGGGATGGGAGCGATCACCTGAGAACCCTGCGCCACGGTGATCGAGACGGTCTGCTGCGGAGCGGCAAGGAAATTGCTGCCGCCGGGTTGATTCGCGGCGAGGGTGAGGGTTCCGACGGATGTCGGGGTGATTTTATTCCCCGAAATCGTTGCAGTGCCGCTCAACGCGGTGAGGATGACCGGCAGGCCTGATGAGGCGGTCGGGAGGGTGATCGTAAAGGGAACCCCCGCGACCTGATTGCCAATGCTCCCGAATGCGGAAATCGTCTGGGTCTGAATTCCCGCCGTGACGGAGACATCAACCTCCGCAGCCGCAGCATAGAGGAAATTCCCCGCCTGATTCGCAGCGAGCACGATGGTTCCGGCGCCGGTCGGCGTGACGGTCGTGCCGCTGATGGTGGCGGGGCCGCTTTTTACAGTAACCGTCACCGGGAGGCCGCTCGAGGAGGTTGGCGCGGTGATCGTGAAGGGATTGGTCGTGCCGCCGGGGCCAGCAGGAGCGGGGAAGGTGATGGTCTGCGCGACATCCCCCACCTGAAAGCTGGTCGTGACCTGAGTGGCCGCCAGGAAGCTGCTATTCCCCGCCTGGTTCGCCGCCAGCACGACGGTTCCATAGGTACTGCCGAGGGTGAGGGTGTTCCCACTGATGGTGGCGGGGCCACTCACGACGCTGAGGGTCACCGGGAGTCCGCTCGAGGAGAGAGGCGGGACGACTGTGAGCGAGGTCGAGGGAAGTTGGTTCGGAATGGCTCCGAAAGCCGCAATCGTCTGGGTCTGCGGGTAGCCGACATAGGAGATGCCTCCTGAAACCGACAACCATGCGGGCTGAGGATTTAGGCATGGGTAATTGACAATCAGTGCACCCTGAATTGTTTCAGTCCAAGATGCAGGACTGTTAAAGTAACACCCGTTGAAAAGATACGCGTTGGATTTAAGATCGAAAGCTGTTGCCGTAATATCTATAGAAAAACGATTGGCATAGGATGTAAAAAGCCCAAAATATGCCGACCCGTATTGTAAAGTACCTGCGAGGGTGAGTTCAGCATCGAAATAAACGGTCGAACTGGTTCCAGGCAATGAAGGCGCAGGGACGCTATGAGCGGAGTCGAGCCACCAGTTCCCCAAGGTGGAGGGATTTTTATCCCCGACCGCGTTGTTGTAATAGAACGAATTGGTCAGGACGAGGGTGCCCGAGATGGTCGCCGGGGTATAGTTCGGATTCGTGATGGTGGCGACGACTGCGTAGCTCGCCGCCGTGGAGGGGACGGCCGTGCTCCCATTGTAAGTGATCGAATAGGCGAGACCCGAGGGGTTCGTCGTGACGGAAGCATTGACCGGGTTCCCAGTCACCGGCTGAAGCAGATTGGACAAGGAGATCGTCGCGGATGCCTGGTAAATGGCAATCGTGGCGCTGGCCGAGAGAGGAACCACCGGCGTGTCGGTCTGGGGAGCGAAAATTCCGGTGCTGAACAGGCCTCCACTGGTTGCGATGATGTCGGCATGGGCTGCGGTCCAGACCATGTAGTAGTTCCCCGCATTCACCGGGACCGAGGTGGTGATATTGCTGGCACTGGTCAGTGTCCAATATCCCCCTCCAGAGATTTTTGTATAAACCGCAGAAATGGGACTGGTGGAGTAACCGACCTGAGTGGTCCAGTTGGAATCCGGGCTTGTCGGATTCGGGAGGGTGATTGAGACGGCGGTGCCGTCGTAGACCTTGCTGATGTTGGCAGCCAGGTTGATCACGGTCTGCTGGAGGACGGGAATCGATGTCGTTAAGGTAGGCGCAGCGGCATAGGTCGAATTCCCGGCCTGATCGGCATTCAGGACAATGGTCCCCGTGGCGGTGGGGGTGATGGTGTAGCTGCCGGCGGAATTGCTGGCGATCGTCGCAGGTCCGGAACCAATGGAAAAAGTGACCGGAAGCCCCGAAGTGGACGCCGGAGGTGTCAGGGTAAACGGGGATCCGTTGTACGCTGCCGGAACCGAAAAACCATAGATCAGCTGATTCGGACTGGTCGGCACGGTGGTGCCGGAGGTGAGCGTCACCGAATAGGCATTACTCGAAGCAATCGAGGAAGCGGCATACCAGACAAGTCCCGCCGATGAGGAGGAAGCAATGCCGGTGAAATAAGCTGCTAAAGCAGGAGGGGTGGGAGTTGTAACTGAAATGAGAATTGCCGAATTCGGGTTCAGCGTCAGAGAGAGCGGGAAATCTCCGACATTTGTATGAATCGCGCCGTTGACGAGGACGGCAATGCCCCCCCCAAATTGCGATTCAGAAATCGCAATGGTGGCCGGAGTTGAGAGGGTATTAACGATGACCCCCAATGCCTCGTCGCCGAGGCCGGAATATGAAAGCTGCTGGGAAAAACTCATGGTATGTTAGGAAGAAATGGAGGCCTGCGCCACGGTGACGTTCGGGTTGGTTGTACTCGGAACGAGCGCATAGCTGATCCATGCTCGCGGATCGGGCTGGATCGCGCTCGCCTCGGTCTCGAGGCCGGTGAGGCGGCAGCGGAGCATGAAATTTGCACTGGCGGGAGCGGCAGTATTGTTGCCGCTCCAAATGCCGTAAAGCTGCTGAGAGAGGGTGATCGAACTGGCGAGTCGCTGCAGCGAGAGTCCGAAACTATGGACGACCAATTCCTCGCTCAGGACGATCGGCTGGGTGAAGACTGGCGAGGAGGTATTCCAAGCGACGGTCAGGTTGCTCCCCTCAGTGACCGCCCCGACCTCGACGACGAGATTGTAAGCGAGGCGGCAGTTCGCACGGAGTGCCTGCAGGGAGACTCCCCAATCGACTTCGAGGGTGCGACCGACGGCGAACATCTGGGGGTTCACCGGCAGCGACCAGAGGATACGGTCGAAGGTGGCGGGGGTGAGCAGGCTCGGAGCGCGGTGAGGGAGGGATGAGGAAAGGTATCCGGTACCGGTAGCCGCTGCGGAGGCCGTGCCGGTATAACCGATGACTTCCGAGACAAGGGAGAATGGAACGGTAACGGCGGTCGTACTGTTCGCCGAGGAAGAGGTCGTTCCGACACCCGCGCTCGGGAGCAGATTGGAAACAGCCGTCAAGGTCGTCGAGAAGTTCTGCAGTGTCTGGGCCAACCCCGTCACCTGCGACGGGGAGATCGTCAGATTGGAGACAAAAGCGCTGGTCGGTCCCGCCGTCGAGATGATCGCCCGGACTCCATTCACCGCGGGGACAGCGGAGAGGACGATGGTCACGACACTCCCCGAGGTGGCGGTCGCCGTGTAGTCGGTGCCGTTCACCAGGAAGCGGTGTGTCGTGCTGTCCTGCAGGGTGAGGTGGAGATCGGTCGTGCCGAGGTTATGAGTGATCACGAAGCTCGAGGCGGTCCCATCGCCGATCGGCGTGGCGTAATACTGGGATCCGGTGATGACCTGATTCGGGGAAAAAGGGAGATAGCTGGAAGGCCCGACCGGAACGGCCCAGTTGATCGGGGTAGCAGCCTCCAATCCGCTCCAATTCACCGACCGCTGAATGGTCACCTGCTGGCGAAGGAGAGTTACGGTCTGAACGGTGGAATCGGGGTTGAGAAGATCAACCTCGATTTCAAGATAGCAGGTCTTGT